CATAATTGAGTCTACCCACTGGCAGCCATCAATGTCACAGTAATAAATTTTTAACTTACCATACACATCATCCCACCACATTGAGCCTGCGCCTGGGGATGGGGGAGGTGTTGCGCCGATGTAAACAGATCCTGATAAACCAGAGAATCCAGAGAATCCAGAGAAGCCAGAGTAGCCAGATACACCAGAGCCTGAGTACCCGGAGATACCACTATATCCAGAAATGCCAGAAAAACCAGATTTACCAGAGTACCCAGAAATACCAGACGCGCCACTGTAGCCAGACAGACCACTGTAACCAGATAGACCTGAATATCCCGACCACCCGGATACAGGGCCGACAACTTCTGTTGATCCGTCGCTGTAATAAATTGTTAAATAACCCGTTGTTGAGTTATATATAATGTTGGTAATGAGTTTGCCGGGCGAGGCTGCGTTAGCAATCTGAGAAACAGATGCTTGTTTTGTTACACCTTTTTGTACAACAGGTACCTGTTCGTCACCCGTTAGCGGGGTAGCGATTGGTAACTGTGTTATTGACTGATCGGCCATGTATTATGTTGTGTAAGTAAAGGCACCATGTGAGGTGCCAATACCAAACGGTGATATTACTGAAACGTCAACCAAACCAGTTACCGGGTAAGCTGGGGTAAACGCATTAATTTGAGTAGAGTTAATTAATTCAAATGATGCCAAGACGTTACCAAATCTTACAGTGTTTACAGCTGTAAAATTTGCTCCGGTAATGGTCACAAAAGTACCGCCGGTTTTTGCACCTGTGTTTGGTGATACACCATAAATATATGGATTTAGTACTGATGGCGATGGTACCACATTACTGTTTTTGTTTAAGTCGCCCGTGTTATTTGCGTATGTTCCATTGGTGCCCTCAATAAAAACTGAATTTCCGTTTTGAAATCCGTTTTCAGTCATAATTTGATTGCCGCCAATTGGGCCTGTAGCAATAGAAACATCCGGACGTGGAAAACGTAACGCAATGTTTTCAGTCTGTAGCGCAGGTAAACGCCAAGGATCAAACTGATCTAAGTCTTCTTTGCATACCCGCATTCCCGGAAAATTTGGATCCGGAAATAGGTCGACGTAAGCCATCTTTCTGTTGCAGCGATCGCACACCGCAACAGAAAGAACAGAATTACCTCGGGTATCAAGATAAACAGGCATTTAGGTGCCTTAGAGTGCTGAAGGTAATGCTTGACCGTCGTTTTGGATCAAGAAACATTCAACTGCAACACTAATAGCCGCTGTACCAGTACTTGTCGAAAATTGAATTTGAAGGTCTGTTTTTTCAGTAAAAGGACGGGGCATTACACGCTGTGCTGCATAGAACTGGGTAAACGGAGATTGTTGTGTTACTGACACTACACCAGATGAAGAGACGCTTTGATTTCTGTACGTTACATAGTTGGCATTGTTACCATTGAACGAAGTATACGCGTTAACTCGACTTAAATACAAAGTATAGCCAGCTGGTACAGTGTAAATAGCCATTTGCGTTCTACCGATACCAGCATTAATCTGTGCGTATGTTGTAGTATTTGTTACATCTTTTAATGTAACTGCGCCAGATGGGTTTGATGCGCTACCAGAAGTTACAAACATGTTATTAATTCGGAAATATTTGTTTACTGTTGGTACAGCAGTCGCGCCGCTTAATGTTAGTGTTTCAGATATTTGCAAATAATTTGCATCTAATCCATCAATGGTAATTTTAGCAGTATCGCCAGAAGTACCTGCTAAGTTCATAGTAATAGCAGAACTTGGGTATGTATAAGTCGTTGCGTTTTCCCATAAAGGAATAACTGATGTTGTTACAGAGGTTTGGTAACCATAAATATTTACGGTGCTGTGGCCCATAATTTGAGTACGAGCAACTTGAAGGTCAAAAGGCTCATAGGCCCCGACTTTAGTTACCGACTCAATTGCGTATGGTGTTGCTTGTAGATTTGTTACTAAAGACATAATTAATTTCCTTTAATGTTGAAGTAGGGGGCCGTAGCCCCCGAGGCAATTAATTATTGGTGTAACCTTGGCCAACGTTGATGATAGAGCCAGTGTAGTTACGTGCTGTGTAGTCTACAGAGATTGTGCCACCCAAAGTACCAGTGTTAGCAGAAACAGTAGCTGCAGAGAATGACAATGAAGCATCCAATAAGCCAATGTTTTCAAGGATAGCTGCAGTTGCTGCAGTTGCTGTAAATACACCAGCAATGCGACCGCCAGCTGCTGTTGGGGTAATTGTACCAATTGCTGTAGTTGTCACAGCGCCAGTTGTTGGGTTTGTGATGTTGATTGAAACAGTGATTACGCCACCAGTCAAGCCAGTTGCAGCTGTATCTTGATACAATGCAAAACTTTCAATGATTGCGCCGGCCGGCAACTCGAATGGAACTGGAGTTGTTGTGCCTACAGGGGCAGTTGTAAAGGTTGTAGCACCAGAAGTTGTGCTTGTAATTGGGTTGGTAATAAATGCTTGTTGTGATACACGGGCTGCGCCTGTGTTATCTGGAGCGATTACACCGTTGTTTGTTGGATTGTTATACTTGTAGATCCGGACTGGACCTGTGAAAGATACTGACATTTTGATTTCCTATCAAGAGGGAGCCCACACTAGATACTTGATTATCTCACCGGGTAGATTACGGGAGCTATGTATGGACGGTTCTACCTATACCTACTAATGCAAAAAATAGGTTAAATCCGCCCTAAACTGTGAATTTGTTAGATTTTTTGACATTATCTGAGCCGGGAATGACTCTGAGATTGGAAAAGACATGCAAGCCCGATACTTTACGGCCTTGAAGGGGGATAATGTGGTCTACGTGGTGTTCAATGCCAGATGCTTTGGTGAGCATAGCGGCTAGTTGGTATTTGGCGATAATGAGGTGCGCGTCTGGGTCCCATGCTGGTGTGCGTTGGAGTTGTGATGCTCTACGTTTACATTCTAAAGCGGCTTTAACGGGCTTGTTGTTTTTGTTCCACTTCCTATTGTATGCGTTGTGCTGTTCTAAATTAGAGTCACGATTTTTGCGATGAATTGCATATCGTTTTTCTGGATTAGCTAATACCCAAGCTTTAGCCCGCTCTTTAGCTAATTCTTTATTGCGTAAATACCATTCACGCGCTAATCGTTTTTGGTTTTCTTTTGTAGTTGCCATTCTGACATTATACATGAAAAAAGCCCAGCTTTGTGGGCTGGGCTTTTTATTACTACCAGACTTGGATTAAAGTCCAGGGGTGCCGTAGATGTTGCGAGCATCGTGCCATCCAGTTGCGTAACGTTCTGTTGCTTTGTAACGCATGCTGTCTGTTTCGAAGTCTCCCTCCATCGATTTTTCCATCGGACGACGCATTACGAGCATGAGACCATTCTCAGCATCAGTCTGAACCCACCAGGCTTTGCTAGAGGACAAACGTGTAACCACGTGTGTACCTTTAGGCAACATGCCTGTTGATTTGATTGGGTTCAAATCGTTGTCAGCTGTACCAGAACGGAGTACAGATTTGAGGATAACCTCTGCCTGAAACTCGAGTGCTGGAGGAACAACTAACTGTTCTGCTTTCAAGCGGATACGCTTACCGTTGTTGTCGATAGCTGAGCGGATTTGAATCAACATCTGTTCAACAGAAGTTTGGCTCAAAGAAGCAGCTGTAGATAACTGGTTAGAGTAAGAAGCGCCGTTAGCGATTGGGTGTGCTGTATTGATCAAAGTTACGCCATCACCACCAGTGTAACCAGCTGTGAACGCGAAGTTCAACAAGTTAGCACACAAAGTTTCCTTAGTTTCAATCATAGATGAAGCTAAGTGTTTAGCGAAAGTTGAGCCGATACGGATGTGATCGCCGTCTTCCATCAAAACTTTGGTCAAAGCATAAGCCAAGCCATAGATTTGGTAGATGAAACGGGTGATGTACAATGTACCACCTTGATCGTAGCTAACTGGAGTGCCGTCAGGCATTGCAGGAGCTGCGTTCATACCATAAAGCATTACTTCTTCGTGGTAGTTACGTGGGATACCTTGGATCTGTTCTACGAAACCTTTCCACTCGTCAGAGCGTTGTTCGTATACACCATCAAAGACTTCGTTGATAATCGGTTCGACTACCGCACGAAAGTCGGTACTGCGCATTGGGGTTGCCATTTGCTATTCCTTTTCTTTCGTTATTGATTAAACCGAGATCGACGGAGCGACCAATTGGCTGTTAGCGATCTGAACCTGAACGATTGTGTAAGCATCAGCCCAAGCATTGGTTTGCCCAGCTGGGAATGCTGCTTCACGTCCGAGTCCAACAACTTTAACTTGGCCTTGAGCACCGGCAGCAACAGGAGAAGCTGCTAATGCTGTTTGGCTGAAACCTGCACCGCCGTTACCGATAGAGTAACCTACCGTTGCGTTGTTGGTTGAGTCAAAGTTGTACTCAAGTCCGATAGCTGAAGTAGCTACAGAACCGTTTACTTGTGCTTCGTAAACCAATGCTGGATCACTGAATACCCAGAAAATGATTTGTGTAGAGGCATCTAAAGTGAGCTTAGAAGCCCATTTAGCTACAGAGCGACGACCTTGTGAGTCTGTGAATTCAACACCGTCGAATACACCAAACATGCGGCTTGTTGCTGCTAAAGTAGCAGCTGGGACTAATTGGCCAGATGAGTTGATACCCACTGGTTGATATTGGTAGAAAGCCTGACCAGAAGTGAGTCCATAAGGTGCGTTGTATGTGTTGTCAGTAGCAGCTTGGAAGCTGTTTGTGCCAACAAATTGAGTCGCACGGTCTAGACCACTTGGGTGGTAAGCCGGCTTCAGACCAAAGGGTTGGTATGTCGTAGACATTAATGTTTCCTTTGTTTTTGAAGAATGTTATTGAAAACGAATATTACTATTCGCCTTAGCGGTTTCTTTTTCCATTTCCAAAATGCCACCTTCAAGAATAGATCTGCCACCTTTACCTTCTTGTGCGGTTGAACGCACTTGAGCGGTAATGTTTTTCTGATGCTCGAGAGGATCCTCGAGATGCAGCATGCGCATAACTTCTTGATAGATTTCTTCTGGTAACTTGAAGAGAACCATTTCATTACAGCTAACACAGCCTTCAAACTTGCCCGAGCTCATCTTGCCTAAGTTCTCAAAGCCTTTTCCTAAATCCGAGGCTTTCACTGGCTCATATCCCAATGCTAATCGTTTGTCGATACTGTCATAATTGTTTGTGGTGGATAACCAACACAGGTGAAACCCGGGAATTACCCCGCCTGGCAAGTCCGGTAAAGCCGAATTTTGCCATTTATCACGGAACGCAGCTACACGCTCCTTTTTGGATAATACTGTTGGATCGTTGTTTTCGATCCGCTCTTTCGTTTCTTCAACTCGCTCTTGTAAGCGGTCTTCTAAGTCACGTTTGATTCTTGGATTTGTTGCCATTTTAATTAACCTTTATTTTGACGATCATACAGCGCGTATGCGCGGATCATTTTGTTTCGTTTTTCTACATCATCCCATGCACCAGCATCTTTAATTGCGCTAACACGTTCACGGCTTAGTGTGATGGTGCCAGGCTTTTGTGCTGCAGTGCTTGCTGATCTGCTTGAGGCTGTTGGGCCTGCAGATCGTCTACCTTCTTTGCTACCCTTACTGGTGTAACGGTGCGGAAGGCGGGATTGTAAACGATTGTCTAACTCTTCCCAATACTCAGGATCACTTGGATCCCAACCATCAGAAACGAGCTCTTGGTCAATTACTTTAGCAATCTTACTATCGACATCGCGGGCTTGTGGATCGTACCAAGAGTTCTTTTTAAGCCATTTTGTGGCGTTCTGTTGAACTTCAGTAGTGATCGGGTTTGGCACGTTTTGCTTAGGTGCCTGCGCGTTATCAACTTGTTGTTTCTTAAAATGTTGAGCTTGGTTGAGGCGCTGTTTAGCGTCTGTCAACTGCTCTAAATACTCCATCTGAGCTACAGCATCGCCGGACTGAGCTGCCTGTACCATTTTCATCTTAGCATACTCAACACGGGTGGCTTCGTCTTCGATAGCCTTGTCCAGTTGTGCAAACTGATAAGATGATGTTGTACTTTCAACTTTTGCCAAGCGTTCTGCTAGTTCCGCATTGCGGCGCTCAAGTGCAGTAATCTTGTTCTTTGCGGAGAGATCGCGTTGTTTCTTTAACTCTTTTTTGAGTCTGCGCTCTTCACGACGTGCTTCTCGGATTGACTCCCGCTCTTCGTCGGTTTCACCTTCTTCGGCAGCTGCATCATCGCCGTCTTCGTGACCGTCATCTTCGTCGTCGTGTTCTTCGTCTTTTTTATGTTTTGGTTCTTCGTGATCTTCGACTTCGTCTGGGATCTCTATTTTGGCTAAAACCGAGCCATCTTCACGTTCCTTAATGGGAACATCTTTATCATTATCTGCCATCTTTGTCTTTTCTACAAAAGTTATTAGTCTACAAACGATTTCATTTTCTGTGCAGCTTCAAATGATTTGATCTTAGAGATCACTTCACGCGCCTGGAGTGTAATAAACACTACAGCTGCGCCATCATCGTCAGGTTGCACAACAAAACGGTCACCGCCGTACTTAATGGTGCGAACTAAATCGCCAACTTGGCACCAAGGGCCTTCTGGCCATGGAGTCAGATCATCTGGGCTCTTATATGCTAAGGGACCAATGCCACGTACTTTGGCTACAGTCTCGTTAAACTTTAACGTCTGCCTGGTTTCTTCCACGAGGAAGATACCGCCTTTACTTGTTAGCTTTTCACGGCGCAATTGCACCAATACTCGGTCACCAAGAATTTCAACACCGGGGTCAACGTCTGGAAAACACTCTGTTTCTGTTCGTGTATCCGGCTCGTCGCCTTCTCTAATATCAATCGCCATTCGGCAATCCTTTCTGAGCTCTACAGCTCTTCGTCTTCCGTCAAAAGTTCGTCAATAATGTCCAAGACGGCTTGAAACCCTTCGTGACGCCCAATTAAACGTTGGTAGTCATCAAAAGTATTAACATTGATACCTGAAGCAATAGCTGCCGCAAGTTTCTGCTTTTCATCTCTCGTACGAGAGATAATTTGGGACAAAAAGTCTTTCATACTCTTACTAATGCAACAATATGAAAGAATCCGCCCTAAAATTAATAAAAGTTACCGCCGCCGATATCGTTAAGGTTCTTATCTGGTCCAACTTTGCTTGATTTAGCCATTTTATTCTGGTTTAATACTGCATTGTTTGAACGCTTGGAACCCGAGTTACCTTTGTCGATAGTTTTCTCGCCAGGGCCGCCGCCGGAGCTTTGTTTACCCATTTGTTTGTAAGTTTGGCGAAAGCCTAATTCGTCTGCCATGATTATTGCCCTTCAGTAGGTTGTGGTTGTGCTGCTTGTTGTTCTTGTTGTTGCTGTAATGCCTGTTGATGCTGCTGATCTGCTTGCATTAACTGTTGTTGATGCGCCTGATCGTTTTGTTGTAGTGTTTGCTGATGTGCTTGTTGCTGTGCAATCAAATCTTGCTGTGATTTTTGAGCTTCAATCTGGTGTTGAACCTGTTGAGCTTGTTGATCAAACTGTTGTTGCTGAACTGCTAAGCCATGTTGGCGAATATCTTGCTGCGCTGTGTTAATTGCTTCCATTGCGGACTGATTTTGTTCCGCATCAAGGGCAATTTGCTGCTGGCTCATGTTGGCTTGGGCTGTAATCATAGCAACGCGCTCTTTTGCGGCGTTATTGATGTAGCCATAGCGATATCCGTAGCATTACGCTGGTTATCGATGCTAGTTTGAGTTTGATACTTAGCTTGTAGCTCTTGAACCTTCTGTTGTAGCTGAGCAATTTTAAGTTGATACTCTTGTTCTTGCTTTTTAGCATCAAGTTGCATGTCGGCTTGAGCTTCTTCTTGCTTACGCTTGGTTTCTGCCATCTGAGTCTGCATGATTACTGCGGCAGTTGGGTCAGACATCATTGCAGCTTGTTGCTGTTGCTGTTGTGCTTGAGCAACTTTTTGAGCCAGAACTTGAATTTGTTGAATATATGGAGCCAAATTGGTTTTAGCATCGTTATCGACCATGCGAGAAGCCATAGCAAGTGCTTTTTGTGCTTCTGCATCCAAAGGCTTCTCTTTATGCAACTCAAATTCGTCTTTACCGTTGGCTGCTTGTGATACATAGCCACGCATCTCTTGCAAATAGTGTAAAGTTAAGTGTTGCTTGATGTGTTCTAAAGCATGAGGTGCAAAAACTGGTCCAATAACTGGACTGTTGCCATACGCAGGGTTGTTTGCGTACTCTAAGTGCACCTGAATGTGTGCTAAATGGTCTTGATCTGGGAAAGCAGCAGCTGGTTGGCCCATAGTCATTGAAACGTTTTCAAGGGCCGGGTTAGATTCTACAATTCCTATTGGATTGGGTAATACTTCTCCAATTGCCGGAATCTTAAGTTGGCTTAAAATGCGCTGATAAACTGCACGAATGTTGAACATTCCTGGAGGCGCAGTCGAAGCCATTTGTAAAAGGGCTTGATTCTGGGCCAAACGCTGTGTTTCAGAGAAAATATTAGGGTCTGAAACTGGGCGAACGTCTGAATTGTACGCAAAATCACGTACTTCAATCTCTTCGCCAGACTGGTTGTCCATTTCATCCAAGTACCAATGATTGATACGTGAGATGATTTGTAAGGACTTAGCTTGTGAACGATGTAAGCGAGCATGAATTGAAGAGAAAACCTTGGCGCCTTGCTCAATCAGAGCTTGGGTTGTTCCAACTGGCATGTTGTTTGTTGCGTCGCCAATCTTTTCTTCTGCAGTTGTTACCACACCTTTAGCTGCGTTTGTTAACCAGCCAAGTAAATCAAACAAAACGCTTGACGGTGGGTTAAACGGCATTGGCATTGCGATCTTACGAACGTCATCAACACCTGGTGCCCCTTCAATTTCTACAACTTGGGTTGGCTCAATTCGGTCAGACTGTCCTCCAATGCGTCCACCTTTGAGTTTAAGCATTGTCTGGCTGTTGTTGATATGAGCAGCATCAAGCAGAGCGCGCAAAGAGCCAGTAAGAGCAGCGGAAAGACCGCCAATAAGGTGAGGCAATCCAATAGCGTAAGCTCCACGCCATGGAATAAATTTAAACTCCACATACCAATCCATTTTCTCAAGTTTTTCATCGCCTGATTCCCAGTTACGATACAGACCGATAACCTCAGAAGTGGTTTCGTCAATGGTTAAAATGTATGGTGCGCGGCGACCTTCAGTTTCAGGATCGTCTTCTAAACGTAAAAAACATGTAATCTCATACACACGGCGCAGGCCGTCAATGTTTTTAGATGGGTTTTGTTTGCCTTCAATTTTGTCGTTGGCTTCTTGGCTGCGGGTTTGATCAGTAAGCGGAGCATCAGAACTGTAAACTGAGTCAATGTCACGATAGATACCAGTTTCTACACGCTGTAAGAAAATGTCTTCTGTGATGTCTTGTACTTCTGTTACGCGTTGAGCTGTATAGAAGTTTGATGCTGCATAAGGCAGGAGGATCGCGTCAATCGGTACCCATTCGCATGTTGGACGACGTTGCTCGTCATCGTAGCGCCATTTAAGGAATTGGGAACCGCCGAGTGGGAGTTGGGTCAGCAACTGCTCCATCTCGTCACGGTATTCTGGAATTTGCTCTGTGAGCTGCCAGTTCATAAAGGTTACTTTACGATCGGCTGTGTCTTCTTTTTGTCTGTCTGAGTTACCTTTGATGTTCGATTTGACAAGGCCGTCTGGTGGTAGTAACTCTTTGGAAGAGGAAGCCGCGAAGTCAACGCAAGCCTCGGCCATGACGGGATGAACAACTTTAGAAGCACCGTCGAAAGTAGCACCACCAGGAGCGTCCTTACCAAGGCCGGTCCTACGAAGCCCTTCCTCGTATTGTTTATCCCTTTGTTCACGTGCTTCTTTGTCGACATCGATCAAATCCAAATATTCGATGGCCAAAGACTGAAGCGTTTGGTCGTCAAACACTTCTGCTAAGTTTGTGTAAAACTCTGGATTCTTTTGTGGGCCTTGTTTTTCTTGGAAGTTTATAACAACGGAACCATCATCTAACTCGATGACTTCTTGTTCAACTTCGCTATCGTCTAGGTCAAATTCTTCAGCGTACGCTTCCATCTCAGCGTCTTGGTCTTCCTTTTCGTGAAGATCTTGTTCGCTTTCGAGATTTGGCAAGTTACTGCCGATATTAATTGGTAATTGTGGTTGGTTAGCCATGTGTTTTTAAAATCCAATTTGCAAATTGAACTAACTGTTCTTTAGTTGCGTTATTTTTCATTGTGTTTGCTAAATGGGAGACCCATTGCACGTTTCCTCTTACATATCCTTTTTTAGGATCAATTCTATCCAAAGAGGGACTGTCAAAATTGGCTTGTTTTTTAGCTTTACCCCAACTTAAATTGCAGTTAAATATAGGGCATACTTCAGATGGTATGCTGAATAAATATTCGGCATCTAAATCAAATTCTAAATTTTTTAATTTTGCTCTTGTTTTTATTTGATCTAAATTTCTTCTTAGATGCCCATTTTTTGTACAATGGTACTGTTTTTTGTATTCTTTTTTGTCAAACATTTTAACTCCCACAAGTTGAATAGGTGGAAACTAGGTTGGGTGTGGGCCCAAACAGGCGCTGCAGGCGCTTTTCGTGTTCCTATATACACTAATGCAAATTATAGACTAAATCCGCCCTTTACTGTGCGTAAGGATTGGCAGTTCTTTTTCTTGGGTCTTCGTCTGCGTAGTCATAATCGCGGGCTGGGAGCGGATCAAGACGGATCCAACCAGAATCGCGTAGGACGCGCAGGGCTTGTGATAGAGAGTCCACATAGTCGTCATGGCCTCCCATTTCTGGAAATGAACAGACTTGGCGCAAGAAACGCTTGGCCCATTCTGCAAACTCACCCTTTTTTGTGGGTTCTTCGGGGATGTAGACTTTTCCCTTAGCAATAAGGGGGGCCACAATGTTAAGGCGCTGGACTTTATCCGCACGGCCCGGGTTGTAGGCGCGCACAGGGGCTCCAGATCCTTGAAGTTCCTGGATTAGTGAGATACCTGCGGACTTATCCTCCATCAATATGAGGTCTGCTTTACGGCCTTTGGCAAAGGTGTTGTCCGCACCGTAAACAACTTCTTTGAAGTCTTCAATTACTTTACGCCGCAATTCCGGATAAGAAAGGTGGTGATCCCACGCATCGAGGAGGATGGCACAGGTACCTACATCCATGTTTTCAAAGATACCCCATACTGTACAAGCTGTTGGGTCGTTGTGTGTCTTTTCGCTAGTAGCGGGGTCGTATGAGGCAATAACGTATTCTAGCTCTGGGGTTGGCTTGTTAGCTGGCCACAGTTTAAACATCTTACGTTTGATAATACCAGCCTGCTCTGGATCAAGAATCTCACCGTAAATCTCCTGCCGGCCAATGTCAGTACCATCGTATGTCTCTAGCTGTTTAAAGAACGTTTCCGACAAATTCGCTCTGTTGTCGTATGACGACGCATTTGCGACGTACACGTCACCACCGACTTTGCCTTCGTTGAGGTCAACGATAAGTTCTTTTGGCTTGGGGGTGGTTGTAATGATTTGCTGGACTCTAGGGAGTCTTGGATCTCGCAGACGTAGGGTAAACTGTACGCCATCGTATGCGTCGTCAATATAATCGAAAGCGCACAGCTCATCGAACCAAGCCCCGTGGTATTGTTTACCACGATATCGTTCTGGCTCGGAGCCGGGGATTCCTTGAATAAGGCTTCCGTTTGTAAGGGTAATCTCAAAGAGGGACTTGTTGTAATCTCGGATAAGACTCGCGGGTATGATATTAAGAAGACCGGAGTCTCCTTCGAAGCAAGTTGCACGGATATCATTAGAGGTTGGGGCGGTGACCAACCAGCGTGTGTTATCGTACATCCAAGCGCGAATGCCGATCCAATGAGAAGCTGTGTGAGTCTTACCGGATCCACGACCAGCCAGCATAAGAAACGTGTCATATTCTCCATCCTCTGGTTCTTTTTGGTGTGGTAGGGCTTGTAGTTTCCATTTGATTTGCCAAATAGCGGCGTCAAGCTGGGGCTTAGGCCAGTGTTGGTTTTTGGTTATAAAAGCTGTTAATAGCTTTTCTTGTTGCGGGGTTAGCATACGGCTATAAATCCTTCTCCGACCAGGTAACTATTATCAGCTCCTTCGGTTTCAATGTGAACACACAATTGCGGCGGCAACTTGGAAATTGCTGTGATATACCTACGTCCTTGATGTACTAAAGGTTTTGGGTGTGGTATTTGGTTATTTACTAATTGTAACTTAGATCTGAAAATAAGTATATAGCTTTTACGCTGTTCGTTTACTTCCAGGATTGTTTTGTGCCCTAGTGATTCCACTAAAGATTGTATCTGTTGGACAATTGGTAGATGCTGGGTAGAGAACCGGAATAGACCGGTTTTCTTGGAGTAGGTCTTGGGTTTGGCGCACAAGATACCTTTGAGCAATTCCAATCGCTGTTCAGAAGAAGAAAGCAGGTAGTTGTTTGGAATGCGGTGCGGTAAGTCAAACGATAGGTGTGACTCAATGGTTGGGTGTACAGAAAAGTACCGTTCTCCATTTGAATGTTTACCACGCTCAATGATGCTGTACCCGGCACCCTTAAAGACATCAGTTAGAAAATCATGGTTTCCTTTAGAGAAGTGCATCCTACGGTTACGGGTTTCGTGTGTGAAGAACCAATAGCCGAATATAAAGGAAGGGACCGGTAGGGTCTGGTGGGGAAACTGTAGGGGCTTGGTGGTGGGTATGGAAAACGCATGGCCCCCATTGTTTTGCTTTAGGTTGTCAGTCGGAAGGTCTTGAACCTTACGAAACTTTAACGGGCGCTTGAATTTAAACTTACCTTTGTATTGGTTTAGGCGGTTGCGGTACCGTTGGTCCTCAATCTGAAATCCAAGGTGCATATCGCCGGCCACAGTAAGGTGGTCGTTAAAGTAAACTTGGTAGCAATCTGTGGCTCGATATTCTTGGACCAAGGTTACTTTTTGAAGGTTGCCCTCTTTGTCAAATACGTAATCCCCAACTCTTAGGTCGTGGGCTGTCTTCCAATAGTCAAGCGTTAGTATTTTTTGGTTTGCTAATATTGCCAAAGTTGTTAAGTACCCATCTATCTAACCAGCGCCCTAGCGGCGCTCTAATGCTATTCTCCACTGTGGGAGGTAGCTTCCTAACATCAAACCTTTCGGTGACTTTTAATCTAAACTCGATGTACTTAGCCGTTTCTTTTGGAAACACCTCAGCTGGAACATCGGCAATATCTAAAAAGTCCGCGTTACCTACCAATACCCGAAAACCACAAAATTTTCCTTCCGCATTTTCCAATGCGCCTTGGATTTGGTAGGCATACTTAGTCATACACTAACTAATGCAAAAAAGTAGGTGTTTTCGCCCCAAACACTACATCTAGTGTTTTTTCCAGGGTCAACCACTAAAAAGTGACAGGGTAGACAGGGTAGACAGGGTTGTTTTATCTTTTTTTAAAAAAAAAAAAAAAAAAAAAAAAAATCTAGGAAAGAGTAAACATACCCCCGCTACCCCCGCTACCCCCGCGAATTTTTCGGATTCTTTTTTATAATCAAACACTTAACGACTAATAATCAGGGTCCCAGGGCGACAATCTTTGTAAGTACTTGATTTTTATAAAAAAAAATTTACGGTGGCGAAAATTATAAAAACTCACGGTCTGTGGGGCCCCCGGCCGGGCACCATGGGGGTCTGTTTAATTGGGGTATCGACTTTTGAAAAGCCCCCCTTAGCAAAAAGGAGGGGTATCATTCCGCATTATGAAACCCTATCCCACAATGCGGTATGCACCACATTGGTGCACTAGCATAATGGGGACAGAGTGATGCACTACATTGGTGCATTGGCATAGTGGCTCGTTGGTAATGGGGACAGAGTGAATGCACCACATTGGTGCGTTGGCATAATGGGGGTAGAGTGATGCACTATATTGGTGCGCTGTGTTGCGGTGCAATATGGCGGGGGGCTATGCACCATGCGGGTGCGAGTGGCGGGGTGGGGGATTGGACAAAATACAACACTAAGTCATATAAACTATCCATCAACATGACAATCTAATCTAAAGCGTTTTAAGCCCCTTTTTAGCCGTTTGCCTGAGAGATGGGGTATGGGTATCAGAGGGGTTGCGATCTTGATTTTCGAGGGTAAACCCTTAGGGGTAAACCCTATTAGGGAAAGCGATAGGTAGGCAAACAGGCACAAGGGCAAAAACTCTATATAGTTATCACATGGCAAGCAAAACACCGCTACCATGTTGCACCGCAACATAATGATTACTAACCTACAAGGAATAGAACAATGAATACAGACCGCAAACGAGAGTTAATCCAAGAGTGGGGCTTTAGCCCTGTTGAGCATGGCACAGGATTATTCGAACGCAATATATACAATGCACAGGGCTACAAGGAATTTTGGGAAGCCCACAATCCTGACCTGATTCAGTTTTATAAGGGCGCAGAGCATACCGAAGATTACAAAATCGATTGGGCTTTATTTAACTAATTAACAGGCGGGGGCAACCCCGCCATGATTACTAACCTACAAGGAATAGAACACCATGCAAGCACTAAACAGAGAAGCATATTTAAACTACATAACTGACACCTATGCCCGCCCCCATTTCAAGGCTAAGGGCTACACAATCCCTGATAGGGTGCGTATGTCATGCGGGCAAACAAGCACCAAAAAAGCAATAGGTGAGTGCTGGTCAAGCGAAGCAAGCGAAGATAAACATTGTGAGATATTTATAGCACCCCGCTTGTCAAAATCATTTGATGTTATTGACACCCTTATCCATGAGCTATGTCATGCCACAGTAGGCAACAAAGCGGGGCATGGTGCAATTTTCAAGAAGTGCGCCAATGCCGTAGGATTAGAAGGCAAAATGACAAGTGCGGGGGCTGGTGCTGAATTGAAAGCCATTATCCAAAACTGGATTGCTGAAGCGGGTGAGTATCCCCATGCTACCCTTTTATCATCTAACCGCAAAAAACAAGGCACTCGCATGCTTAAATGTGTATGCTCTCATTGTGGCTATCAGGTATATACAAGCAAGAAGTGGATTGAGTTAGCCAAACCGACCTGCCCTGATGTAGATTGCGAAGCATTTGGGTGGGATATGTCAGTAAACCTAACCGATGATTAAGACCAAAGCGGGGGGCAATCCCCCGCATTGTTTAAACGCAACCAATAGGAAAACCAATACCATGACAACCAATTACACCCAAAAATTGACAGGCAAAGACCTTGAGCAATACATTAAGGCACGATTTAGCAAACCCGAAGATGATGCACCTGAACCCGAAGATCAAACCATTACCATGACCGAATCCGAAGCATTAAGCCAATATGATGATATGTTAGATGATTGCTACCCCATGGCAGAGATTTGCGGGTATCAGTATCAACCTAGTAGAGCATTGAGAGAATTAGACCCTATCGCCTATCGTGTTGGGTTTAGTGATTATTGCTCTAGCTTATCCGAAGATGGCTACGAAATTGACTATAACTAACAGAGAGAACCTAAACCATGAACCAACTACAATTAAAACCAATCGCTTCTAATATGAACCTATTAGAAACCCCGAAGCATATTGTTTTATTCTCATATGCAACACCAGTTGCAAGTTTTGATAAAGCTACCTATTCATTCCATCGAACCACTAAAAAGTGGTCTAAGACCACCACCCGCCACATTAACAAGTGGATTGATGGGGTAAAAGCAATCGACCAACCACAGGATTATTTTGACAATTTATTAAACTTAGGGAGTGTTTAAACCATGTCAGACCATCTTATAGGATTTATTTTAGCCATCGTTTTAGTTGCCATTCTTTTAGTGGGGACAACGCTATGATTAACGAATACTTTAAGCAAGGTGATCGGGCTATATGGTGCGGGTTTGATGAGGTCGAAATAGTCGATATATCGGGTGAATGGGCTACGATTCGTTTCCCTGATACCCATTCAACCACGATCACCAACACCAAACATTTAGGGGAGTGTTTAAACGATGTCCAAAGATGACCTATATTGCACCATTTTGTTATTAGGGTTATTACTTATATTTTTATTTGCCCCTGATCTGTATATTCCTAGTTATCAGTAGTCTTACAATCAACCATGAGAGGACACACCAACACCCCAAAGCGAACCATAGACCCGCCTAGAAAAGCGGGGGCAGTAATCCCTTACAACCAAAGAGGTAAAGCCATGTAATCAGTTTTAAACCCCTAGAAAAAGGGGAGTAGTTTAAACATCACCATAATTTAATTGAAAGGCAACACCATGTCAGATTTATACAAGTCGCTATCACTTAACGACACCGCCAACCTAATTTTAGCCGTAGGCGACACAACCACAGTATTAGCACAAGGCGAGATGGGGATAGGTAAGTCCTCTATTCTGTCCATCTTGAAATCTAAACTAGCCGATACTCATCACTTCTGTTATGGTGATATGACAACCAAAGATGTAGGGGATTTTCTAGTCCCTAAGATACGCAGTTTAAACGGCACAGAAGTTTGTAGTTTTATTCCTAACGAGGAATTTGGTTTTCACTTTGATAAGCCCATTGTCTTAATGCTTGATGAGATCGGCAAGGCATCAAAGGCAGTAATGAACGCTTGTCTTAGATTGATGTTAGAACGCAAGCTAGGCACATTTGAATTGCCCGAAGGAAGCATTGTATTCGCCACCACCAACCTAGCCAACGAAGCTATTGGGGATAACCTACCACCCCATGCCCGCAATCGTATCTCTGTTGTGAAGGTGCGTAAGCCCTCATCAGATGAATGGATTGAGTGGGCATTGGACAACAACATAGCCCCCGAAGTATTGATGACAGTCAAACAGTTTCCGCAGATGTTGGCATCATTCGAGGATTTTAACAACGCATCGGATAATGAATACATCTACGACCCACGCACACCCCGCCCCGCATTTTGCACCCCACGCAGTTTAAACAAGGCATCGGACATCATTAAAAAGTCCAAGCATTTAGGCATTGACATCATGGCACACGCACTTAAAGGCACGATTGGAAACAGAGCCACATACGATATGCTCTCCATCATTCAATTAACAGATGAGCTACCAACATGGGAAGCCATCATTAAAGAGCCAAGCAAAACGAAAGTGCCTAATAGCCCAAGTGCCGTATGTATGCTAGTTTATTCCGCTATTCAGCAAGTAGAGAAGGACACTATCAATAAGTGGGTAGAGTATATGGGC